CCCACGAGGGTGTCCTCCATTGGTGCGCTACCATCCCTAGCCTCATTGAGTCCAGTTACATCTCTAATCATCTGTAAGTAGTACTGGTATGTATTTATCAACGTACCTATTTTAGCCTGACCGTTAGACGTACTCAGCTCTTGGATTGGAACCTTTCCCCTATTCATGTCACCCTCCTGAGTCAAAGACCTGCCAAGTATACTACCAGTTTGGAAGTACATGTTCAATGCCTCCTGTGGGTTGTAGTTTGTTCCGTTCCCTAAGTCAACCTCCGCAAGTCCGTCTATGTCTAAATAAACACCGTCAGGAACAAGCTTTGATATAACCTGCTGTATCTTCAGGTTTGTGATGTTTATCATGTCAGCAAACCCAGTAATTTTACTAACCGTAGATTCTATCCTTCCCTTGTACATACGAGGAGATGAAATAGCGTAGTTCATCTGAACCTTTGTAGTGTCAGCGTATGGTCGGGTCATGTTCTCAGAAAGCCTCCAATCAATCATCTGGTCGTAACCAAGAATCTTAGCCCCAGTATACAAAACCTCTATAGTTCTGGATACCTTTTTAAATGTGTCTGATTCTGGTGGGTTAAAAGAATCTGTTTTTTCTATAATCTTTTCAAGACCATTACCAGTTTGCTTTAACTTAAACACCTGGTTCATATATGTCTTATACTCAAAGTACAAAACCTGTACCGTGTTCTCGTCATAGTCGTTCCAACCAACAACATAGTCAGTCCTGTTACCCATCTTAGATATCCTGTCTAGCTCCTCCTCAGAAATAAATGGGTACTGCTTCTTAAGTTCTGGTATTGTTATAGACCTTACCTCACCTACATAGTACACGTCCTCGAAGTTTGGGTCTTCTGTGTATGACCAAACCATTTTAGCTGGGTCACAGTAATTAATTACAACACCCTCAGCCTTGTTCCAATCAGTCTTTACCGCAGCAATACCAAGAACTGTGAGGTCGTAGTTCAACCTTCTTCTGATTAACTCAAACTTATTCTTGTCCAAGGTGTTGTTTATAACCTCCTCCTCAGCTATCTCTATAGACGGCTTGTACTTAAGCTGCATATGAATAGATATCTCCTCCTCAGTTTCTGGGAGGTTACTCTGGTCTGGTGTGCTGTATAGGTCAAGACCCATCGTTTGTTTTATCTGCTCTATCTCAGCCTTGGCTGTAATGTCCCTCAATAAACCAGATGCGTAGTTTGTTCTTTTCTTTATAGACTCTGGGTCTTGTGCATATGCATTAATCTTGTACTTCTTTTCAGACATACCGTTGACCACGATGTCAACAAACTTAGATATCACTGGCACTGGCTTCCAGTCTAGGTTAAGGTATGAAAGGTCTCCGTTTATAGACAACTCGTCCTTGTATTTCTGTATTGGCTGCTCACCTCTAGCGTACAACCTTAGATTGTGGTATCTGTTCCAGTTAGTGGCAAACCTGTTACCACTTCTCCCCCCATGAAACCACTCACCCTCTATAGCTCTTCCTACTTGAACGCCATACTCAAAGCTCTTTTTTTCCTCGTCACTAACGACTTGGCTTGGGAACGAACTATTTGGATTTGTGCTTATATTCATCTATCTATTATTTTAGAAATACTACCAGTATTGTCATATCTTTTAAAGCCAAGGCTGATGTTATTTCTAACCACTTTGTTTATAGGTGCGTATCTATTTTTGTTACAGGCCATTACCGCCAGTCCTGAACTAATAGACGCATCAAACTTCGTTCTGTTGTTTATATCAAACCTTGCCCAGTCATTTAATGTTCTGTCGAAATACATATCCCCGTACTGGTCATCGCCTATGACACCAACACACTCGTCTATGTAAGTTTCTATTGCGGCTGCATGAGCCTGCTTAATGTCTTCACTTGAGTTAGGTATACCGCCTATCTCTTTTTCTGTCTGTGAAAGGTTGTTCCAAACCCTGTCTGGTCTGTTCATAGAGTATCCCCTGTAACCCCTTCTCTTAATGTGGTATAAAAGTCTTGGCTTGTTATTCTCACAAAGTATTGGCATACCGTAAAAAATAATAGCCATTAATATATCCTCAAAAAATATCTCAGCGGTCTGTGGTCTGGATATATACTCCAGAAAAAAGTGGTTTGCTGGTGCCTCCTCCATAGAGAACTTTGTCAGTCCGTGTAGAGAACCATTTGAACCTACGCCACTTACGGTTCCTGATATGTCGTAACTGTCACAACCAAATGCTCCTACATGCTCGTTTCCAGGATACTTAACCCCATTCTTTAGTATTACTCTATTTTGCAGATTTATTGGGGGAACCCATGAAATTAAAAACCTTCCATTGTTACTAGGTAGGAATATTACCCTTGTATCTTTTATACCATTCTCCCACTGAAAGTTACCCTTACTGAGTATGTTAGTGTTTCTAAGGTCCTGATTATAATCTATCTGCTGGTATATTCTGGTGAGGTTAAACAAAGAGTTCTTAGCCTCATCCCTAAATGCATGCTCCACTGTTCTAGGGAACTGCCTGTAAAATTCATTAAGACCATCCTGGTCGTTCTTTAAGCCCTCTACCTCGTTCTGCCAGTAGTCAATGACACCCATTTGTATTTGGTTACCAAACGTGTCAAGCACCTTGTCTTCTGGTGTTTCAAACACAGGGTATCCATACTCGTCTATGTATCCCTCGTAGTTCCACTCCATTGGTATAAACAACCCGTAAAGACCAGATGCCGTCTGCCCGTTGGCATTTCTTTTTGATACGTCAGAGTTCTCGTACAGCTTCTTAAAGTTTTCACCACCCTTGTCCAAAGAGTTTGATGTGCTACCCATCATGCACTTCCCAATCACCCTGCTACCCAGCCTCAGACATGTCTTAGTAACCCTCCAGTTGTTTAGTATGTTTGTGGGTTTCTCCCACTTACCACTCTCATCATGCACCAACAGGGATAGCTTCTCACCATCGTATGAGTTGTCTCCCGTGTTCTTCCAGTCTATCGTAGTGTCAAGACCCGTGATTTCCTCAACCTTGTTGTTACTGTCCAGCTTCTTTCTAGTGAACTTAGATGCTGGCACACGATATGCAAGCTCTGTCTTAGGTCTGTCCATACCATCCTGTATGGGTTTGAAGAAGAACGGGTAGTTCACCGATATTGGCACCACCTTGTCTGTGAACATCTTCTTAGCATCGGGTCCTGTCTTAGACAGTATACCAAACCTTGAGTCACTAGATAGTGTTGCTAAGTTTACAGTTTCCGCTGATGACATAAAAGAAAAACCAGAGCGTCTATTCTTTAAGTAGCACATCCCGTAGCTTCTGTGGTCAGCCTTACAAGCCTCCCAAAATATAAAGAACAATCTGTTAGACTCTCTGAAGTCTGGCTTACCAATATCTATCTTAGACCACTGTAGGTAGTTGTAGTGAGAACCAGTTATGTATGTTGGCTTCTTGTTGTTCACAAACCAAAAACCCTCTTCCCTTCTGGTAAACTCTGTGTCTATGTAGTCAAACCACTTGTTCTTAAACTCATCTGGTGCCTCGTTCCAATCAAAAACACTCTTAAACCTAGACAGCTCCTTTGGGTATGTTGTATACTCCCACTTACTTTCACTAAACCTAGTCACATTTGACTCAGTTGGTAAGGCTATCTTAAGTCCCTGTATTTCGTATATGTCCCCAACCTGTCCAGTCTTACTTATAACCACAACATCGTGGTCCTTGTTATAACCATACTTCCACTTCTTACCCTTGTTCATCCTCTTCAGAACGTGTGGCTTTATGTGGTCATCAACTATATTTACTAGCGTCTGTTCGTACATTACTTCTTAGACCTGTTTTCAGCAAAACCAGAGAACACCTTTTTTGGTGCCTCAACCTTTTCTACGTTGTTCAGCATATTCTCCTCCTCGTTAATCCTATTTAGGATTTCAAAGGCATCAAATATTGCAAGCTTTTTAGTGGCCGCAGCGTTCTTTAATCTGTCCGCTGATACATCATCCTCACCACCAGTAACTATCGGCTCCCTAGCCACCTTAATTAGCTCCTCAACCGCTGTTCGTCCAGCTTGGATTATACTTAGTTTCGCTTCCTTCGTCTCCATAGGTCAAAGCAATATTTTTAGATTTCATACAATATAATAGTTCACCGTCCACCACAAACTCAAACTCTGACTCTGGGGTAAACCCCACAACCATTCCTGGGTGTACATCGTGTTCTTCAAGCGTCTTGTTGCCATACCTAAGTATACCAGTAAGTGGCTTCTCCTTCTGAGATGACCAATCATCGTCATTAACAACTGGCTGTACAAAGCAGTAGTCAAGGTGTGATTCATTGTCACCATAAAGATATATCTGCTCTGGTGAACAAGCGTACATATCTTCTTTTATATGACTACGACTATTCTTTTCATTACCCCTTATGTCGTAAAACCTCCTAAACACATTATGGTGGACAATAACCTTGTCACCAACCTTAATGTCTGTTACAATGGATAGTGGCGTGGCTATTACCTCTGCCTCATTACTAACGCTTTTGTAGCTTTCAATCTTTGTGTTGGTCACAAAACTAACCCCACCAATCTCTTTGGTATTGTTATACCTTCCAGATACAGACTTTATAATAAAGTCATACACACTCCTCATGCGTGTTAGTATTTTAGGTCGTACTCCACAGATATACCCATGTTCTTGTTGAAGTCCTTCCAGGGCATAATCTCATCGTTCTTGGTTATGTATATCCTGTACACATTATCCTTTTCGATGTCCTCTATGTTTGCCACGCAATGACCACCATATACCTCCTGTCCTACAGCGTAGTGCATGGCATTGTCCTTGTACTCCTTACCTATGGTTATCTTCCTTATAATAGACACAACTACTCAGTTTCAACCTTAGTGTACGAACCGTCTGATAGGTCTATGTTGATAGCACCGTACTTATCCTCAAGATCCTTCTTGCTAGTATTAGAGTCACCCAACACCCCCATGTATGCCTTTAGAAGGCCATCCTTTTCGGTCTCTATAAAACCTATTCTCTTAAGTAGGTTGTTTAACTCTACCTGCTGCTCAACAATCTTGTCAAGCTCTTCTTTTTCTATTTTCATTTTATTAAATTTAATTATACCCTAACTCTTCTTACTTAACCCCTACAATGTCTGACTTTGTTCTTATTAATTATTAAACGGGTATTTTACCAAAAGGTACCCCACCTTTTTTATACGCCTCTTTTTCCCAAGGCTCTTTACCTGTACCCATCATGTTTAATGAACGGGAGTATTTTTTACCCTTCCAATAAAAGTTAGGACCGTCCCAATCTAGGTCACCCCTCTCGATTTGGTCAACGTG